CAACAGGTGCAATAACCTCTGACATATAGTAAATTAAAAATACTTCGCATTTAATTTATGGCAGAAAAGAAAACCCTTGACCTTTTAAAGGACGCTTTTGACCTTTCTAAAAGGCGTAAATTTGACGTTAAAGATGATGACGGCAAAACTGTAGTCAGTTTATATTTCAAGGCGATTACAAGGGCTGACAGAGCTAGAGCAACACAAAGGGCTGGCAGTGATGATCCATTAATTGTTTCTACACATATGCTTTGTCAGTTGGCAGAGAATGAAGATGGAACAAAAGCATTTCACCCAGCCGATTTTGCTAACTTACAAAATGAGTTGCCAGAAAATGTTTTAAATGAGATTGAATTATTTTTATTTGGTGTAAATCAAAACGCAACAGTTGATAACGTAAAGGAATCTTAAGGGGGGACAACTGGTTAAATTTTGAGTTTTTCCTTGCAACAGAATTAGGTAAGACAGTAAGCGAATTAAGAACACAACTTACTGAAGAGGAGTTAATATTTTTTGCTGGATATTATCAACTAAAACAAGAAAGAGAAAAACAAGAGATAGATGCAATGAAACGCAAATCAAGATATAGTTAAAGGAGTTATTGTTTAGTCGTGGCAGTTTCCAATGTAGAACTAAGAGTTGGTGCTACCCAAGCGATTACAGCGTTAAAGAATGTTAATACTCAGGCACAAAAATTTAATCAAACTGTAAACGGAACAAATAGCAAATTAAAAGACGCAAATAGAGCTTTACCAATACTAGGAAAAGGATTTTTTGGTGCTGGTGCTGGTGCAAAAGGAGCTTCTTTAGGTTTTAAAGCTGCTGGGGCTGCGTTGGCAACAGCTTTAGCCCCTCTTGCTGCTGGCCTTACCGCAGTAACTCTATTAACAAAAGCATTTCAAAATTTAGCGGCTGCTGACTTTGCAAGTACGAAGGTCAAAACTTTGGGTGTTGATGTAGAGGCACTCAAACCACAGCTTGCAAGTTTATCAAATGAATTAAGTGGTCAAGCTTCACAGCTTGATTTACTAGCAGCGTCTTATGATGTGGCATCTGCTGGCTTTGGTGAGACTGCTCAACTAACAGATGTTTTAAAGGCATCACAGTTAGGTGCGACTGGTGGATTTTCTGATTTAGCTACAGTTGCTGATGCTACTACTTCAGTTCTAAACTCTTATGGACTTGAATCAGATAAAGCCGCAAAATTAATTGATGGATTTATCCAAACTCAGAATGATGGTAAAATTGTTGTTGACCAATATGCAAAACAAATAGGTCGTATTGCACCAATAGCCTCTGGTGCTGGTATAGGTATAGAAGAATTAAACGCTGCTATTTCATCTGTAACTGCGGCTGGTGTTCCTGTTGAATCAACCTTTGCTGGATTAAGACAAGTTATTGCTTCAATACAAAAACCTACAAGTGAAGCTTCAAAAATTGCAGAAAAACTTGGCATTGACTTTAGTGCCGCAGCTTTAAATTCAAAAGGACTTAGTGGAGTTTTAGAGGATATAGTTGCAAATGGTGGAGCAAGTGCAGAGAATCTATCTAAATTATTTGGAAGTGTTGAAGCACTTACGGCAATACAACCATTGTTAAATGATGGTTTAGTATCTTTTAATAAAAATTTAGAGAATCAAGCAAAAGCTCAAGACGTTGCTGCAAAAGCGGCATTTCAAGCACAAAATACAATACAGGGACAAATACAAAGACTAGGGGCTGCGTTTACAAATCTGACAACCGAAGGCTCTGAGTTTGGTATTGCAATAAGAGAAGTAATAAAAATTACTGCTGTTACTGTTGAGGCTCTTAAAAGTGCTTTTGAAATTGGTATTCTTGCACCAATACGGTTGATAGTAGGATTTGTTAAACAGTTAGGCACTGTTATTGGTCAGGCTTTAGGTATAGACGCTACAAATACATTATTTAATTTAGAACAAGGGTGGATAGGTATTAAAGAGGCAATCACAGATTTAGTAGGTAGGGCAGAGTTTATAGGCAAAGTTATTGGTCAGGTAGTTGCAGTAACTATCAGGAATGTTATTACTCTAAGAAATAATATTATTGAGGCATTTACTAAAGCAACACAACCAGTAGTAAATTTTTTTGTGGGAATCTCAAAATCAGTTGCACAAACCGCCAAAAATTTAGTTGAAGGTTTTAGAAATGCTTTTCAAAGATTAGTTGATTTAATTCCAGAACCAATAAAAAAATTACTTGGTGGAATTGAATTGCCACAATTTAATTTAGATATTGCTTTACCAACATTTGAAAATCCATTTAAAGGTCTGAAAGAAAAACTAGGAGAGGTAAAAGATGGAGCTATTGAATTTTTTGAACTTGAACAATTGATAACAGATGAAAATAATAAACAATTAGATGCAAAAAATAAAATAGTACAAACAAATGGAGCGATAAAAACAAGCGTTGAGGCAATAACACCAGCAGAAAAACAGGCAAGAGAAGAGGCAGAAAAATTAAGAGAAACATTCAAAGGTATTGGAGAATCTGTGAGAAGTGATTTGGTAAGTGGATTGAGGGACGCAATAAATGGAAGTAAAACCTTTGGACAAGCAATATCTGGTGTCCTCAATAATCTTAAAAACAAATTATTAGATATTGCATTAAACAAAGCAATTAGTGGTATTGGTAAGGCTTTAATGCCGAAAGGTGGAGGTGGCGGCATTTTTGGTGGTTTCTTATCTGGTCTATTTGGTAAAGAAAGAGGTGGAAGGGTATCTGCTGGTGGTACTTATGTTGTTGGAGAACGTGGTGCTGAAATTTTGCAAATGGGTTCAAAAGGTGGCAATATAATTCCTAATAGTCAAATAGGTCGAGGTGGTGATTCTGTTGTGAACAATATTTCAATAAATGTAGATGCTTCAGGTAGTGCTGTCAGTGGCTCATCTGCTGGTGGTAATGAGTTAGGGCAACAAATTGCTGTTGCAATACAAACTGAACTAATCAAACAAAAACGTGCGGGAGGTTTACTTGCATAATGGCTACTTTTCCAAGTATTACACCACAATATTCAACACAAGAAACCGTTGAACAAGATAGTTTGAGAATTAAGTTAGGTGATGGCTATGAACAAAGATTAGTTCAAGGATTACCAGCAAATAAAAGATTAATTACTTTAACTCTAAATTTTAACGTTTCAACAACTGACGCAGACACAATAGACACTTTTTTAGATGCAAGATTTGACGATCAAGCAAACTTTGATTTTACACCGCCACATCATTCCTCTGCTTTAAAATTTATATGTACAAGACGAAGCAGAACAGCAATTTTAAATAATAGAGTTACTATGAATTTAACTTTTGAACAAGTTGCAGAACCTTAATGGCTATCCCAGTATCTGAACTACAAAAATTAAATCCTAGTGCAAGGATTGAACTGTTTGTTTTAGAACTTGTAGAGGGTTTGCACTATGCAACAGGAAACCCATCAAATGTTCCTACAGTTTACAGATTTCATGCTGGTTCAAACATGAACTCAAATGCAGAAATAATTTGGCAGGGTAATACTTACCAGCGTTTACCTATTACCTTTGAAGGAGCAGAGTTTACAGGAAGAGGTCAAGTACCAAGACCGACTTTGACTATTGCTAATTTAGGAGGTATTGCAAGAAGTGGCTCAGTTTTAACTGTTACTGATTTATTAATTATTGTAAATCTTACGACTCCTCATAATGATTTGGCAGATGCAAAATTAACCAGAATCACAACTCATGCAAGTGAGCTAGATGCAGCAAATTTTCCCAGTAGTAGCAATCCATTTGGCACTCCATCTTCAAATGAGTTACCTCAAGAAATATTTTTTATTGATAGAAAAACCAGCGAATCAAGAGAAATTGTACAGTTTGAGCTTGTCGGGGCTTTGGATCAAGCTAATAAAAAATTACCAGCAAGACAGGTAACAAGAAATGAGTTTGCTGGCGTTGGCACATTTATAAACAGATGAATAATTATGCTTGGAAACAAGATGCTATAGAACACGCAAAACAATGTGACCCAGAGGAATCATGCGGAATAGTAGGTATTAAAAATAATAAAGAAAGATATTTTCCTTGTAAAAATATTTCTAACGACTATAAAGTTGAATCTTTTGTAATTGATCCTTTAGATTATGCAGAGGTAGAGGATTCTGTAGATGAAATTATAGGTATTGTTCATAGTCACCCTCAAGATATTTTAGAGTTTTCTGAGTCTGATAAATATAGTTGTAAGGCAATAGATTTAACTTTTTACCTCGTTTCGCCAAAATCAGATAAAATAGCAGTAATTGATCCTGACGAGATAGATGCTTAAAAAAATAAAAGTCTACGGAACTTTGAGAAAATTTTTAGGTCAATCTCAATTTGAAGTTGATCTTAATACACCCAGAGAGGCAATAAGTTTTTTAGTTTGCAATTTTCAAGGTATTGAAGAACATATGGCAGAACAGTTATACACAATACAAGTAGGTGCAAAAGTAATTACAGAGGATTTATTAAATTTAAACTCAAAAGATGATATAAAAATCATACCTTTAGTTCATGGTAATTTTTTTCCAATTTTGCTTGGTGCTGGTGCTTTATTTGGAAGTACAGCTATAGGAACAACATTATTGGGAAGCAAACTTTTGGCAACTTTAGCCACAAGTGCTTTAACTTCAATAGGAACATCAATGGTTATTGATGGGGTGACTTCAATGCTTTCGCCACAACAAAATAACCTATCACCAACAGGTCAAGATAGTTTAGATCCCGCAGCTTTAGCCTCGAACTATTCTTTTACAGGGCTGACTAATATCAGCAATGCAGGTGTTCCAGTTAATTTGGTTTATGGAGAAATTTTAGTTGGAAGTATTGTAGTTTCTAATGGTGTTGATACTGTACAGGTAGAGGGTAATAACTAATGGCTATACAAGAATTTGACCAAACAACGGTATTTAATAACCCTGATCTTCCTAGTGGTGCATTATCTTCAAAGCAATTCAATACAATTGTAGAGTTGCTTGGGGAGGGAGAACTGGAGGGAAGTGCAACAGCATCAAAAGCTGGTATTACAGATAAAACCTCAACTGCATATTTCAATGCTTTTAAGAAAGACATATTTTTAAATAATACTCAAGTTTTACAGGAGGCCGCAAGCAATACAGCACCACAGGATAGTGATTTTAATTTCAAAGATGTAGGTTTTGATTTTAGACTTGGTACTGCAAATCAAACATTTATTGAAGGAATATCAAATATTGAAACAGAAAGTGTAATAGGTACAACGGTAACGACTTCAACACCTGTAACTCATACAGTCAGTTCAAGCAACATAAATGCAGTTAGAGTTACTTTAAGATTTCCTTCAATGCAAAAGTTTGAGGATAATGGAGATATTAATGGGGTTTCAGTAAATTTATTAATAAAAACTATTGAAAATGATGGAACTACTACAACTGTTATTGATGACACAGTAGAGGGAAGATCAACAAACGCATATTTTAGAGATTATCTTATAAAATTTAGCTCAACAACTTCTTTCCCTGTTGCAGTTAGAGTTGAAAGAGTAACAGCAGATAGTTCAGATTCAACTTTGGTCAATGCTTTTCAGTTTAATCAAGCTACAAATATAATTTTTGAACAAAATTCTTACCCAAACACTGCTCATGTTGCACTTAGATTTAATGCAGAGCAATTTCCAAGAATACCTAAAAGAGTATATAGAATAAGAGGTCGCAAAGTAAAAATTCCACATAATGCTACTGTAAACTTACAAACAGGGGCAATAACATACGCTGGTACTTTTAATGGTAGTTTTAAAGGCACAAAAGAGTGGACTACAGACCCAGCTTGGATTCTTTATGACTTGCTTATAGATACAAGGGCTGGCTGTGGTATTCCAGAATCAAACTTAGATAAATTTAGTTTTAAGACAGTAAGTGAATACTGTGGAGCATCTGTTGATGCTGGTAATGGTGATGGCTCAACAGAGCCACGATTTAGCTGCAACGTAAATATAACTCAACAGCAAGAGGCATATACCTTGATAAATTCTCTTTGTTCTGTGATGAGAGTTATGCCCTTTTATTCTGCTGGTGGTATTGCAATATCTCAAGATGCACCAAAAGCAGCCTCATATATTTTTACAAATGCAAACGTCACTGAAGTTGGTTTTTTATATGCTGGATCTAGTTTAAAAACAAGACACACAGTAATAAATGTAAGTTATTTTGATATGGTTACTCAGGAAGTTGATATTGAAACCGTTGAGGCTGACGCATCCACACAAGCTAAGTACGGTGTTGTTGTTAAAAATATAAGAGCTTTTGCAACAACCAGCAGAAATCAGGCAAGAAGGTTAGGTCGTTGGTTTTTATATAATGAACAAAATTCTGGAGAAACTTGTTCATTTTCAACAACTGCGGCTGCTGGTGTATTAGTGCGGTGCGGTGATGTAATAGAAATATCTGACAGACTTAAAGCTGGTGTAAGGCGTGGAGGTCTTTTAAAAAGCGTTACTAATACAACAACTGTAGTGCTTGATGATTCTAACAATACAGATATACCTAGCCTTGGTGCAAGTCCTACAATTTCTGTGATTTTGCCTGACGGCTCACTTGAGCAAAAAACAATCAGTAATATTTCTGGAACAACAATAACTGTCTCTTCCGCTTTTAGTGCTGCACCAAATCAACACGCACCATTCATATTAGAAACTTCAAGTTTGGAAACAACTACTTGGAGAGTTGTAAGTGTCAAAGAGAACGAAGATAAAACTTTTTCAATAACAGCTTTATCACATGATTCTGGTAAATATGCTTTCGTTGAAGATGGCACAGCTTTACCTACAAGAAATATAACAACGCTTACTGAAGTAAAAGACCCTCCAGAGGGTTTAGTTCCGTCTGAAAAAATTGTAATTATTAATGGTACTGCTGTTCCAAAAATAATTCTTGACTGGATTCCGCAAGCTGGTGTATCAAAATACCAAGTTCAGTACAGAGCAAATAATGGTGATTTTAAAACCATAGAAAGTCCATCAAGTAATGTTGAAATATTTAATACTGACGTTGGTACATATGAATTTAGAGTATTCAGTTTTAATGCTCTTGGTCAACCTTCAAGAACAGCAGCAGAAACAACATTTGAAGCTGTAGGTAAAACTGCCCCACCAGCAAACATCACAGGTCTTACTTATGAACCTTTAACAGATAAACTTGCAAGGCTTAGATGGAACCCACCAACAGAGGCAGATGTGATCGCAGGGGGTAAAATTTTTATAAGGCACACACCAGACACCACAGGAAATGGTACTTTTTCAAATGCAACTGACCTTGTAACTGCGGTTGCTGGTAATACAAGTTCTGTCGAAATACCAATTTTAGCTGGAGAGGTAATTTTAAGATCTCAAGATGATGGTGGACGTTTTAGTACTGGAGAAACATCTGTAATTATCGACCCACCTGACCCATTGCCAGCTTTAATCGCACAAACTAGGAGAGAAGATAACGACAACCCAAAATTTCAAGGAACAAAAGTAAATACAGCTTTTGACAGTGCTTCAAATTCATTGACTTTAGCTGGTGTTGGTTTATTTGATACTATTACTGATTTTGACAATGAAACAAGTATTGACTTTGTTGGAGGTGTTGCCCCCTCTGGAACATATAGTTTTGGTGGTAGTGCTGGTGGTACTTTTTTAGATTTAGGTGGTGTGTTTGCTTTAGACCTTAAAAGGCACATGAAATCACAAGCTATATTTCCGAATGACTTATTAGACAGTAGAGGTTTGATTGATAGTTTGCAAGATTTTGATGGTACAGATAGTGTAGATGTTAATGCGATTTTAGAAGTTAATGTAACTGATGATGACCCTAGTTCTGGTTCTGCAAGCTACAAAGGTTTTCAAACTTTTGCAAATGGACTTTATAAAGGTAGAGGATTTAAATTTAGAGCTACTTTGACTTCAAATGATTCAGCCCAAACAATACAAGTCACAGAATTAGGATATACAGCAAGTTTACAAAGAAGAACAGAGTCAGGAAGTCAGACATCTAGTGGCTTGACCACTGTTACTTTTGATTCTCCATTTTTTGTCGGCACAAGTAGTCTTTTAGGTGCAAACACACAGCTTCCATCAATAGGAATTACGGCAAGTGATCTACAAGCAGGGGATTTCTTCACTTTGTCTGACATCACCGCTTCATCATTCAAAGTACAATTCAAAAACAGTTCTGGTGCTTCAGTAAATAGAAATTTTAATTTTACTGCTGTAGGGTTTGGTAAAGGTGGATAAAACGGATATACTAAAAACAATTACTACTTTATAAATGGCAAGAGTCGATAATACTGGTGGTTCTGGTTTTACAGTTGATAACGGTACTGGTCTTGTTGTAAGAACAAAGTTAAACCAAATAATAGCTGCACTAAGTACTAATAATCAAGGTTCTGGTGATCCATCAATAGGTGTTGCAGCTTATGTTCAACACATTGATGGTAATACTTTAAAAATTAGAAACGCTGCCAATAATGCCTTTGTTACTTTGGGTGATGTAAGTCTTACAAACTTTGGTCATGCTTCTTTATCTTCAGAAAATACATTTACAGCAAGAGCAACTTTTAATGTTACTTCCTCAATAACTTTACCCTCTGGTACAACGGCTCAGAGAGACGGCAGCCCAGCAGTGGGTATGATACGCCATAATAGTCAAACAAATACCTTTGAAGGCTACAATAATGGTGCTTGGGGTTCATTAAGTGGTGCAAGCGGTATATCAAACGTAGTTGACGACACTTCACCGCAACTCGGAGGAAACCTTGATGTACAGGCGTTCGAGGTAAATACATCTACCACAAACGGAAATATAAAAGTAACGCCAAACGGCACAGGATTATTTGAAATTAAAGGAAATACAAATGATGGTACTTTACAACTTAACTGTAATCAAAACAGTCATGGTGTAAAAATTAAATCCCCTGCTCATAGTGCTGGGCAATCATATACTTTGATTTTGCCAGATAATCAAATTGCTGCTGATAAAGTTTTAAAAGTAAAAAGTATTTCTGGAAGTGGTGCTACAGCAGTCGGTCAGCTTGAATATGCAGATGCTGGTGGCGGTGGCGGTGGTACTGGTGGAGGCGGTGAGCAAATTTTCTTTGAATCAGAAAATGCTATGGATCAGGATTACACAATAAGTTCAAATCATAACGCTTTGGTCGCTTCTCCTCTTACAATTAATGCTACACTAACAATAAATAGTCCTTCAGTTGTAACGCTTCCATAATGGCTTTAGTACTAAACGGCTCAAACGATACAATTACTGGATTACAAATAAATTCAGCAAATATTGTTGATGGTTCCATTGTAAACGCAGATATAAATTCAAGTGCAGCAATAGCCAGTTCAAAAATTTCTGGAAGTTTAGGAAAAATTTTACAAATGGTCACTGTTTCCGACTCCGTAAGAGAAACTACAGGGTCGGTTTCTATAATCAATGCAGCTACATTTTATGCAACTCCATTTGCTGTTACTATCACTCCATCTGCAACATCTAGCAAAATATTATTAATGGGTCATGTAATGGGTGAATCTAGTCTTGATGATTATTTAATTGTTTGGGGTATGAAAAGAGCCATATCAGGAGGGGCAACAACCGATATTATTGCACCAGCTTCGGGAAGTAGAGCTAGATGTATTTCTGTTTTTCCTTCTGGTTTTTATTCTGCTGAAAATTTATCAACTCCATCTGTTTTTAATTTTTCTGGTTTAGTAGATAGTCCAAATACAACTTCCGCAGTTACTTACACTTTTTCAGTAGCCGCACCTCAAAACACCTCAGTCGGTTTTTATTACAACCGCACTAATAGAGATTCAGATAGTATCCATGACGAACGTGGTCTAAGCTGGATTACAGCGATTGAGGTTGGTGCATAATGTCTTTAGACCATGAAGCAATTTATAAAGCATATTCTGGCACAGTCGTAAGTATTGTAGACAGTTTGGGTGCATTTGATAAAGATAATAACCTTGTAAGTATTGATGACAGTCTTGTAACAAAGGCTAGAACTGAGATAGATGAAGAAGCAGCAAAAGTAAAATACAAAACTGATAGACAACCTTTATATCCACCTTTGGGAGATTTTGCAGATGCAATGTACTGGAATAGTAAGGGAGATTCCACTAAACTAGAGGCATACTATGCAGCCTGTGAAAAGGTTAAAACTGACAACCCAAAACCTAGTTAATTATGGCAGCAATAAAACTAAAACACACTTCTGGTAACGGCACAATTTTACATAGTCCAGCAGCTAATCCAAGCTCTGATGTAACTCTTAAATTACCATCTACAACTGGTTCTGCTGGTCAGGTTTTAAAAGTAGCAAGTGCAAATCATAGCTCAACAAATGCAGAGCTTGAGTTTGGTGCAGATACAGGTGGAAAACTTCTGCAAGTTGTAACTACAAACATATCTGCTAATTTTTCTACAACTTCAACTTCTCTTGTTGATGTAACTGGCTACAACCTGTCCATAACACCTACAGCAGCTAGTAGCAAAATAAAAGTTAGTTTTAACGCAGATCATTATGCTGAAAACAATAATACTTTTAATCAATATTCTATAATTACTATTGCTCGATCTATACAAGGAGGCTCTTATACATCTTTATATACTGGTGCACAAGGTGCTTATATGAAACTCGAACAATGGGCAGATAATGAGTATGGACGTGTTGCAATGATTTTTCTAGATGCACCTACTTATAGTTTGGGTAATTCAATAACATATAAAATGCAAATAAGAAGTCCAGATACAAGTGTCACATCTGCAATTATGTATCAAAGAAGTAGTATTACAGCTTCAAACATTATTTTGGAGGAAATAGGTGCATGATTTATACAAAAGTAAAAGCTTTAAAAAGTTTAAAACCAAATAAACAATTTACTTGGACTGGTGAAGAATACTCTGGATTAACTTGGCTTGAGAGCGATACCGCACCAACAGAATCTGAAATAGATACTGAATTAACAAGGCTTACAAATGAAGAGCCAATGCGATTGTTAAGAATTGAAAGAAATAGATTATTGACCGCTTGTGATTGGAGAGCCAGTTCTGATTTAACATTATCAACAGCTTGGAAAACATATCGTCAAAGTTTGCGTGATTTGCCAGCCAGTGCATCACCAAAGTTAGACGCAAATGGTAACTTAGATATGTCATCTGTTACTTTTCCTACAGAACCTAGTTAATTATGTCGAAGATCAAAGTCAACAGTTTAGAAGGGGTCGGTGCAAGTACACCAGCAATCACTATTGATAATGCCTCTGGAACGTGTACTGCAAATGTAACTAATAACTTAAGTAATAGAAATATAATAGTTAACGGAGCAATGCAATTGGCACAAAAAGCCTCGTCATCTACAACTTCTGGTTATGAAACAGTAGATAGATTTTCGTGGGACGCTTTTGCAATGGGTGCAACAGCAACACAGTCACAATCAGATGTAGCAGCGGGAACAACACCTTATTCTTTAGGTTTTAGAAAAGCTTTTAAATTGACTTTAGGAAATAATGGTAGTCCAGCAGTTAGTACAAGAGTTGCGTTTGAATATAAAATTGAAGCACAAGATATTGCCAATAGTGGGTGGAATTATACCTCTAGTTCAAGCTATATAACAATTTCATATTGGGTAAAATCAAGTGTATCACAAAATTTTTATAATACTTTTACAACTGATGATGGAACTTCTCAAAGATATGTTACTGAAACTGGTACATTAACTGCTGATACTTGGACAAAAATTACAAAGCAAATTTCTGGAAATTCAAATTTAACTTTTAATAATGATAATCAAGAAGGTTTAGCAATTACATGGGAAATGTTTAGAGGTACAGATCAAACTGGAACAAGACCTTTAAATGCTTGGGCTGCGGCAGATAATGCTACAAGAACACCAGATCAAACTTCCACATGGTACACAACAAATGGTGCAACCTTTGAAATTACAGGAGTTCAGTTAGAAGTAGATCATACTGGATCAGGCAAGCCAACAGATTTTGAACACCGCAGCTACGCACAGGAGCTTACTTTGGCTCAAAGATACCTTTATGTAGCCTACATAAAAGAATCAGGTCACTCGGGTAAATACGCTTTACCATCAAACGTGGCAATGTGGAACACAACATCCCCTTATATGAATATGTCTTTTCCAAACCAAATGAGAACTACACCTTCATTAAGTATGTTTAATGTTTCAAGTGCTATTCAAATTCCGTTTAGCTCACCTTCAACAGTAAATGTAAGCACTCTTTATCTAAGTTATGCCCACAGACAAGGGACACTTTTATATGGATCAGGCTCTGGTGGGGCTGGAGTTGCTGGACAGACTAGCAATGGTTATATACAATCGGATAATCTAAGTGTTGGACAAGGAATCTTCTTTTCTGCGGAGTTGTAAAAATGTATAAATTACTAAAAAACCCTTTTGATGAAAAAATACAAAATGTTTTAAAAACTGTTGATGATAAAACAACATTTGTTATTCCATTTGACGAAGATAACACCGACTACCAAGAGTACCTTAAGTGGAAAGCTATTGATGGCAACGAACCCGAAGCTGCTGACTAATTAACCTTTTCCATTTGTCTAGTCATAAAAGACATTGTTAGATATAAAGGAGCTAATGCACATATTCCAGCGAAAGTTATAATTGTAACAGGCACTAATGCCTTCAAAAATGCCTCTCTAATCATGTTTCAAAAGATTTGTCAGATAGCTTCATTGTTGTCTCTATTTCTTACCTTGTCAATGCTGGGTGGCTCATACTATGCTTACCGCTTTGTAACCAGCGAACAGTTCAAGGCTAGAGTTATGAATGAGGTGCTTGATAACGTACAGGGCATTATGCCCAAAGTTTTAAATAATGCTTTACCAGATATGACAGGCGGCACTATTCCAGAGTATATCCAGCCAAAAAAATAATGGTTTTTGGATTTATAAAAAAACTTATAAAATATTATGTTGATAAATTTATAAATTGGTTGCGTATAAAAAGATTTAATTTTGAACTAGACCATGACATAAAAAAATATCATCAAGAATTAGATAAAAAAGTAAAAAAACCAGAGATTAGAGAAGTTGGTAAGTTTGGAGAAGATGGCTGGTCAATTTCTATTGGAGACATGAAAGATGGAAATACCAGAGATTAGTGTAAGACAAATTAATATTCCAGAGGTCTATATTCCTGAGATATACAAGCCTGATCCTGTATTGCCTGTAATAACTAATTTAGAAATAGATGTTGTAGGTTGTACTTATCAGCATAGAGATATAAAAAACACTGGCAACACACAGCTTTTACTTGATGACCCAAACGGAGTATTTTTGACCTGTGGTGAATCTTTGTTTCCTAGCTTTTACCCTATTGATTACAGACCAGATCAGTTGGTAATTACTGAGGATTTACCAATAACAAATGATGCCCCACCTATGCCAGAGTCAGATATTCCAGAAACTAAAACACCAGAAAAGAAAAAAGAAGAGCTAGTAATCCCAGAGTGTCCTAGTAATAAAGAACAAAAAGTTGGAGATTACAGAAATGCAAAACGCATTGAAAGAGTTATAGGGCATAAGTTATCCTCAGACAAAACAGAGTGTATTACGATCTATGAGGACGTACCCTTTCGAGAGACTTTTATTGGTACACCTGAAGTTCTTATTTCTACTGCTGTTATTGGTGTGGTCGCTGGTGGGTCTGCGGCTCTTGTCCCTTTGATACAAGGAATTGCAAAGGCTGGTATTAAGAATCTAACCAAGCATTTTGCAAAAAACAAAAAATAACATATAATCTATATAGGTAAAGGAAGCTGTAGGCAAGTTAATTAAATTTAACCTCTGACCGAAGATGATCCTTTACTTATAAAACAAAGGAAGCTGTAGGCATATTGGCTCGATTCAATCTCTGCTCGAAGATGATCCTTTGTTTATTTTATTTTGTGAGTATGAGGCAATACTTGGTTTGGTTTTGCAATAATCTTTACATCTTCACAAGTAACTGCGTGTTTACCAACAAGAACTGCTCCACTCTGAGCCATTTTTGAGCAGACCTCTAATCTATACAAGGCCATTTCAAGCTTAGTTTTTTTAATTAATAACTCTTGAGCTTCAATATTTACCCTTGCAGCTTTCTGGCAAAGCTCACCACCTTTACCCAAAGGAATATTAAATTGCATAGATATTCCATAATTTAAGTTGTAATTATCTTTCTCAAATCTTGGGGTTTCTTGGATATATTTTATTGC